GACGGTGGCAGCAGCCGAGCCTATTGTAATGTATTTGATTGTACGTGAATCTCTTGGAATGAGTATTGGTAAGACTGCTGCGCAATGTGCTCATGCATCTCAAATGCTTCAGATACAGTTTGAAGAATTAAAATCAAAAGATTTATGTGGTTGGTGCGAAGGAACGGATAAGTATAATATTGAGTTATTCAATAAATGGCTAGATACATCATATCGTAAAGTTGTACTTAAAGCAAGTGAAAAAGAATGGGGTAAGTTAAAAGAGCTGATGACTGATACTGATGTACTAGTAATAGATGCAGGATTAACTGAGATACCATCTAATACTGAAACTGTTATTGGTTTATTTCCCATTAAAAAATCTTCAGTTAACAAAACTATTAAACGATTACAGGTATTAAAATGATCAATAAAAAAATCATTGATTGCCGAATTGAAAAATAAAGCTTTTAAAATAAAGTAATTATTTTATTGATTGCAAATTGATCCTAAATTCCCTAAGAAGAAATTTGGTTCAAGTATTCGTAATGTATTGGAAGTAGATAATGAAATTCCTGTATTTTCACAGGACAGAAATTATATTGACAAATTCGTTTATGAACCAAAATTAGAAGATAATGGAAAATAAAGAATCATTTCACAATAGAGTTAAGCCATATCTATCTACTTCACAGCAATTGGATGTGAAGCTTGCTTATGTTCTAGCTAAATTTGGTCATCGATCACAAGTTAGAAAGGAGCTAACTGATGGTAAACAAACTCGTTACTTTGAGCATGTTCGTCGCGTTGCCATTATTCTAATGGATGATATGAAGATTATGGATCGTAATATGATTATTGCGTCTCTTCTTCACGATTCTGTTGAAGATACAGATGACGTTACGAAAGAGTTGCTTGAACATTCTTTTGGTACGGAAGTAGCTAGTATTGTTGGGCTTCTTTCAAAAGTTCCTAAGGAAGGCTATCATGAAAGATTGGCGATGTGCGTAAGCTGGAAAGCACTTGCTATTAAGGCTTGCGACAGGCTTGACAATCTAAGATCCCTTATGGTTGATGGAACGACTGCTGAGTTCCAGAAGAGACAGATTAAGGAAACAAAAGAGTACTACTTCCCTTTGTTTGATAAGTTGCTTACAATGTGTCCACAGGAACATCTTGTGAATGTTTCAGTAGTTCGCGATGAAGTTAGAAGGCTTATTGAAAGATACTCAACGATAATTGAATTGCGTGAACAAGCAACTGAAAAATTAGCTGATCATGATAAATATTTAGAGAATCTTATCAAAGAAAATGATCTACATTAATTAAAGAGTTTATAATTGGGCATACGGGTATGCCAAACAACGAATCAGATCAATTTGGAGATGATGAGCCAACACGTCCTGAAACTCCTTCATCTAAGTCTGGAAAGTTCAGGGCTTGTTTCCTTTGCTCAACATTTATGTCAGAATTTCTTTTCATAAACGAAAAGTGTGTTTGCCAAAAATGTTTTGACTCCATTCATGACGGAACGTACAGTATCATTAACAAGTAACTGCGTCTCGTTCACCCATCCGGCGCTACGCCTGTAGTGCCAGGCGGGTACTTATCTATTTACTATTTCCATAAAGGTAAATCAATGTCATCGCGAATTGCAGAACTTGCTTCAAAAATCTTCAAGGCTCGTCAGGATTATTACAACAGCAACCCAACAGTTAGTGATAAAATTTTCGATGCATGGGTCGATGAACTTCGAGCTCTTGATCCAACTAACAGAGCCGTCACTGACATTGGTGCGCCTGTTGCTCCTTCAGAATGGAAGAAGGCTAAGCATCAGATTCCTATGGGATCTCTTGATAAGGTAAATCAGCCGCATGAACTTACAAAATGGGCTGAGGTTGCATCAAATCAAAAACTGTTTATTACAGAAAAGCTTGATGGCATTTCAATTGAAGTAATCTATGAGAATGGTATTGTTAAACAAGCAATTACTCGTGGTGATGGTGAAACTGGCGAAGATATTACTTCAAATGTAGTTAAAATGCATGGGGTTGTTCGTAGAACTCATTTCAATTTTAATGGTTCAATTCGTGGTGAAATCATTATGAGGAAGACGAATCACAAGAAATATTTTGCTGATAAATCTAATCCGCGTAATGCAGCTTCAGGTACAGCTAAGCGATTGGATGGTATTGGTTCTGAACACCTTAATGTAATCTTTTACCAAGTAATTGGTGATATTGAGTTCAAGACAGAGAATGATCAATTTGATTGGCTTGATATGCAAGGGTTTCAAACTCCTAATCGTTGGACATCTGCTAATGCAGCGGCTGCTTCTAAACATTGGCGTGACTATCAGGATAAGTTCAGGGCAGACCTTGACTATGATATTGATGGTTTGGTTATCCGAATCAATGATATGGATTTTCAACAAGCTCTTGGTGATAAAGACATGCGCCCTAAAGGTGCTATCGCTTTTAAGTTTGATAATGAGACTAGGGAATCTGTCATCAAAGATATTGTCTGGCAGGTTGGCAATAGTGGGCGTCTTACGCCAGTTGCCATAGTTGATCCGGTTGTTCTCGTTGGAGCCGTTGTAATGCGAGCTAGTATCTACAATATTGCATATATTGAGGAGCTTGGCATTGATATTAGCGCAACTGTCCTTGTGGCAAGAGCCAACGATGTTATTCCAAGAATTGAATGGGTTGTAAAGGGGACTGGCAAGACTCATCAGCCACCAACACATTGCCCTGAATGTGGTCAGCCAGTAGTATTGTCTGGTGAGAATCTGATGTGCTTCAATACTTTGTCATGTCCAGCTCAAGTGGTTGGAAGGATTAAAAATTGGATTAAGGATCTCAATGTTCTTGAATGGGGCGATACTCTTGTTGAGCGTCTTGTTCAATCAGGTAAGGTTACAACAGTAGCAGATCTTTATAAGCTTACTGTAGATGATCTTGCTGTTATTGATCGTATGGGTCAAAAGTCAGCGCAGAAGTGTTATTATACCCTTTGGGCTGGTGCTGAGGTTCCACTTGAGATTTTCATTGGAGCACTTAGCATTCCTATGATTGGGTCTTCAACAATCAAGCTTATCATGAATGCAGGTTGTGGTACACTTGAGAAGTTTGGTCAACTTGGAGCGGCTCAGTTTGAGACTGTTCCTGGTGTTGGACCTGTGAAAGCCAAGTCATTGGCTGATGGATTGGTTTCAAATCAGCAAGTTATCCTTGATTTGTTGGCAAATGGTGTAAAGATTAAAGGAGTCACTCAGGGTAAACTTACTGGTAAATCGATTTGTTTTACTGGTTCAATGAACATCAAGCGACCAATTCTTGAAAAGATGGCGTCTGAAGCTGGCGCAGATGTGAAGGGATCAGTTGGTAAAGGATTGACTTACCTTGTTATAGCTGACCCAAGTAGCAGTAGTTCCAAAGCTGTTACTGCTAGAAAACTTGGTACTCTGCTGATTTCCGAGCAAGACTTTTTGGATTTGGTGAAGTAATATAAAAGATCCAGATACCTATATGTAGGTAAAGTTATTGGTGACGAGTATTTACAAGGAAGGGTGACTTTCTTTGATGATGACGGTATGTCTGTAGAAATAGTAGCCTTGAATAATAAATATTAGATGAAGGTTTGCCTGCTAAGTTTAATATTTCAACTATCATGCCAATAACATTTAAGAAATCATTGGTAGATACATTTCATTACATAAATCCAACTATTTATTATTCTTTATATTCAACAAATGAAGATTGGCGTAAAAGTTGGATGCCAGCAGCCATGAACGTATCTGGTGCCCTTGATATTTTAAAAGAGTATCAAGACTTTTCAAAAAAGATAGTTAAAGTGCATTTTCCATTCATTGCTAATGAGAATGATTCTGAAAATGAGATTAATAGTATGTGTGATGCTATAATTAAATCTAAATTACAATGTGAATTCAATCTTGTTAGATATAATCCAGCCTCTGCTGATCAAGGAGTAGAGTCCTCAGAAGAGGTAATAAAAAGAAATACTGAGATAATATCTAATAGGTTTAGATTCAATGGTAAGGTACAAATTATACCAAGAGTTGGTTTTGATGTAAAAGCTTCTTGCGGTATGTTTGTATAATTATTTGGAGTAACATGCACGACATATTTTTTGATTTAGAAAACTTACGTAAGACAGTAAATGAAGAGGATGAATCTGATCAAGAATATTGGTTTTTTGGTCAAAGTTTTACGGATTCAAATCCAGAGACTAAAGAAAAGTCTAAGGGTTGTGTATGTAAGACTTGCAACGAGTTTTCTCCATATGCAGAATCAAATCAAGAAGATGGCAGTTTTAAATGCTATTCTTGTAAAATGCACGGATAATTTCAATGAAACACCCTCCAACGAGGTGGTATATGCCTGTGGAGGGTTCATCATGAATAATAATTCAAAATTCGTAATCACACAAGATATCTATGACCGCTGTGTTTCTTTTGCAAATGCATCTGTAGGAACCAGCTCAAATAAATATGCAAGCCGCAATCAATTTGACGTAGAGAAAATAAAAAAAGATATTCGCAATGGTAAGATTGCTGAGGAAGCAGCTTGGGAAGTCTTATCTAAGAGCTATCCAAATCTTTCTAAGCCTGACCATTCAATTTATACAGCCAAACAGAAATCTTGGGAGCCTGATTTAACTGATAAGGAAATCCCAATTAGAGTAGCAGTTAAGTCTCAAGATATCGAATCAGAGATTAATTTTGGCAGATCATGGGTTTTCCAATTTAATAAAACATCAAATTATGATCGCGATACTGGTATTTTTGGTGATGTTGATAATAATTATTATGCAATTTTCATATCATTAAATATACCTAAACGTTCTGGTACGATTCAAGCTATAGTAAAAATAAAATGGCTACATGATCATAATTTGTTTAAACCGATGATAAAAACTAATCTTCAAAATAATAAATTAGCGATTTATTATGATGATTTAGTTAAATTTAAGGATGAACTATGGCAGATTTAACTAAAAAATGTAAGACCTGCGGTATAGCTAAAAATATAAATGATTTTCCTATTCATTCTAAAAATGATTTGAAAATTTATTATAGAACAGAATGTATAATTTGTGATGCAATCTATCGTGATAGATATCGAAAATCTAATCCTAGTATAAAAATACGAGAAAATATTTCAAGAAGTATAAATTCACATTTAAAATCTTATAATTCGACCAAGAATGGCGAAAGTTGTTTAAAACATTTACCATATTCTGTTCAAGAATTAAAGTTACATTTAGAGTCTATATTTGAACCTTGGATGAATTGGTCAAATTATGGGAAATATGATACAAATTTATGGGATAATAATAATACTTCTACATGGACGTGGCAAATAGATCATATCATTCCACATTCTAATTTTTATTATTTATCTATGATCGATGAAAGCTTCAAAAAATGCTGGGCTTTGGAAAATTTAAGACCATATTCTGAAAAACAAAATTTACTTGATGGCGTAACGAGGGTTAGATATATTAAATAATGACAATTAGCCCTTTTAGATATCCAGGCGGAAAGACAAAGATGCTTCCTATATTAATGGAATATCTTGAGCCGATGATAGCTACCTCTAACAGATTCATTGATGTATTTGTTGGAGGTGGTTCTGTTTTGCTTGAAGTAGCAACCAAGTATCCAAAAATTGAATTGTGTGCCAATGATAAAGATAATTGGATTTATTCTTTCTGGAGTGTGGTTAGCGATCCTGATGACCATGACTTCGTTGCTTTATTGAAGTTATTAGATCAGAAACCAACCATAGAGCTATTTTATAAGTTACGAGAGACGTTTACGTTGGACAAGGTTGAATGTGCCTACAGGGCATTTTTTTTCAATCGCACAGCTTTTTCAGGCATTCTTTCCAGCGGACCCATCGGAGGTAAAGATCAGAAGTCAAAATACACAATAGATTGCCGCTATAACGAAAAGAAGTTGAAACAAAAGTTACGAGAGTGTAGATCTTTATTAGTTGGCAGGACTACAGTTGAGAATAAAGATTTTAGTGATTATGAGCCACTAACCAAATCGCAAGATGCTTGCTATTTAGATCCACCTTACTACATTAAAGGTGATGCTCTTTATGTTTTCTCTATGAAGCATGAAGAGCATGAAGATTTAGCGATTATTCTTAATTCCAGAAAAAACTGGTTACTGTCTTATGATGATTGCCCACAGATTAGAAGTCTGTATAGTAATAATGCAATAATTGATTTGGCGGCTAGGTATTCAATTAATGGTAAGAAATCTTCTTGGGAGAAGAAGAATGAGCTTATCATCAAATGAATGGACCATTGATCTTCCATGAAACGATTAGATTATATACTTTTACAACATCACAAGAGCATGTAGAAGTCACTTATGTTCCAGCCGCATGGGTTTCTTTATCGGATGATGCCTGCTATTACATTGAACTTTGCATTTATGGAAAAGAATATAGATTGAATTTGTATAATCAATCAACTTGGTTTTATTCTGACAAAGTTAAGAAAGCAATAGAGATTCCAAAGAAGATACAACTTTCCAGTGTTGTTACGATTATAAAATCTCCATTTGATTTAGAAATGACATCTAGTAATTTAGATGAAAAGTATTATGAGTTACCTGAAGAATCTATTGAATTAGAAGTTAGTGTAGATAAAATATTTTTAGCACTAGAAAAGTTAGAAAGATTAAGGTTTTTCTTATGAATGATGATGAGTTGGAAGAACGTGTTGCAGAATATCCATGTAGAACTTTACATGAAACTGAAAATCTTGATGTAACAGTTGATTATGAAAATGGATGCCACTATATTCTTACAAAGAAATTTCACTTTACTATTTGGGAAAGTTACATTGATGTAACACCAAATAGGTCTGGTGTTGTAGATACTAATCAATTTATTGAATCTAGCATCCATATAAAAGATATTAGACTTGACATTGGATCTAAATTTTTCTTTAATGATCTAAATTATATTAATGAAGATGAGATTCTGAAAAAAGTTGAAAAGATTTCCATTTACGTAACCTTTAGTTGAGATTATAAAAATTATGAGTTAATTTAATACTAGTATCGTTGAAATTATTAATATAGAATTAGGTGCATTACCTGAAAAATATAGAGATTTTTACGATGTGCGAGCGAGATATTATGAGTTAGTTGAAGAATTATTCAAAGATAATATTGAGGATGAAATTATTTGTCCCGATGATATAATTACTCAAACTAAAGATGATTGGTAATGGAAATAATTATTTGTTTATTAGCTATTTTTGGATTGGCGTTTGCTTTTAAAGAAGCAGATGGTCCTTGGGATAGCATAAGTTTGTTACGCAATAAATTGATGACCAATAAATATGTAGGAGTTTTCTTTTTTCACTTACTGGAATGTTACTTCTGTATAGGATTTCATTGCGGTTGGATCGTATACTTGCTCTATTATAAAAATTGGTCATGGAATTTAATAATAATTTGGGGGCTTGCTGGCGCCGCGTGGAGTCTTATAATGCACTTGCTACTCGACAGAGTAACTAAGGAGTAAGTCTTGAAACATTTACTATTTGTGATTTTATTTTCTGGATGCATTGAAGCTCATACACTCAACTCTAATCCAAAACTATTAGAACCATTGCCCCAATATAGGTTGGTTTGCGGTCCTGTTTTATGTTGTTATTGGTCTGATGGAAAGATGGATGGTTGTGTGAATTCACCCAATTATCCAGAACCTTTTCATAGATAATTTGTCGAGAAAAAGGTATATAATGGACATAAATAATGATGAGTCGGACTCATTAAGAAATAGAAGCGGCAACGTAGAAATAAATAGTCGCTTAGTTAGTTTTCTATATCAATTGATGCGAGATCATCTCCCAATGGGAGTGATTGAAAAAATTGTGCAAGATGCAGATGTTCCAATTGTAGAATATACAAATGGATGGCTAGCGAAGTACGCCGAAGACATTGCAAACCGTTTAAAAGATCAAGGATAACATTATGGCTGAAAAATTAGTTGCCTATTCCGCAGGCTCAGAACCTTCCTTCCCTTCAAATTATGATGTGGCAGTTCGTAGGACATTGAATTTCACAGACATCACCAGCAACAATAACAAATTCTATAACCTAGAAGTTCAAGTTGGACCCAATGGTGAGTCTCGTATCTTCACTACCTATGGTAGGGTTGGTGGTACATCTGCTAGAGAATATCGTATCTGTCGAGATAAATCTCAAGCAGAGATTGAAGCAGACAAGATCATCAAGGCTAAAACCAAAAAAGGCTATGCAGAAGTTAAACTTCTAAAATCTGAAGTTGGTTCTGAAATTGGTAAATCTAAAGTTGAAGCCTCAAAAGTATCTGTTGATGACCTTCATAAGGTTGGTATTAAGGTTTCAGAGCCTGAAACTAGCAAACTACATCCTCAAGTTGGTGATCTAGTTAGAACTTGGTTCGGTGTCACTGCTGACTTCGTAGAACTAAACCTTGACACTAAGAAATGCCCTCTTGGTCAACTATCTCTAGATCAAATCACAAAAGCTAAAGACTTCCTTGAAGAAGCTCGTAAGATGGTTCATAGTAAGAAACCAGATGCTACTGAGTTAAATCGGTTAACTAATCTTTACTATTCAAACATCCCCCATAATTTTGGGTATGCGCGTATTAATGCAGATGCGCTTCGTTTTGATACAGATACGAAGATCGATCACGCTTTTGATATATTAGATGTCTTTTCTGACGCTAAGAATGTTCAAACTCTTATCTCTAAGAAGAGTCATATTGATTCTCAATATGATACATTAAACTCTAGTATTGACTTTATTGATCCCGCAGATCCAGTTTGGAAATGGATTGATAAGATGGTTCTTGATACAAGGGCAAGCAATCATCATTTCCTTGGTAAGCTTAAGACTCATAAGGTATTCAAGGTCAATAGGAAAGATGAAGATAAAATCTTCTTGGAGACCGTTGAGAAGATTGCCGGGCAGTGCGGGAAGCACAACCCATCTAGCGTCTATGCCGGGCTCGTAAAAGATCGTCCCGACCTTTCAAAAGAAGAGCGTATGTTGTATGCTAAGGCAAACGTATGCCCTGGCTGGCACGGTACTCGTAGAGTTAACATGATCGGTATTACAACTAAAGGTCTTTTAATTAGACCTTCAGGTGTTGTTCACGCTGGAAGTGCATATGGCGACGGTATTTATTGGGCTACAAATAGTACAAAATCAATGAATTATTGTGATGTGCAAGGATCTTACTGGGCACAAGGCAATAATAAAACAGCCTATCTATTTTTAGGAGACGTTGCTTATGGTAACTGTAAAATGGTTTCTACATCTGGCTTTTACACAAAATCTAATATAGCTCCTAACCACAGTGTTTGGGCACAAGGTGGTAAAGGTGGCGTAATTAATGATGAGTTAATCACTTATACTCCAACTGGTAATGGGCAGCAACATAGGCTTCGTTACATTATAGAATTTGAGACGTTAGCCAAGTAAGTCTGATAAATTTCATATTTACGAATAAAATGAATATCTTCGTACTAGACAAAGATACTAAGCTATGTGCGCAGTATCATAATGATAGGCATGTAGTTAAAATGATATTGGAGACGACTCAATTGTTGAATAATGTGTTTATGAAACATGATTCTCAATATGTTCCTGTATATAGACCAACTCATAAGAATCACCCTGCTTCGATTTGGGCTTCTGAAAATTCAGGTAATTTTCGTTGGTTACTGAAACTTGGTCTTGATTTATGTGAAGAGTATACATTTAGGTATGGTAAAGTTCACAAATGTGAAGCTATTCTTCGAGATTTCGCAAAATCAAAATCAATCGATAAGATTCCAAAAGGGGAGCTTAAACAATTCACCTTATGTATGCCAGATCAGTATCATTCACCAAATGCCGTTGATTCATACCGAATGTATTATAAAATGGAAAAACAGCATATTGCTCAATGGAAAAACCGTTCGATTCCATTTTGGTTTAACTCATGAAAAATATTCAAGTGTATGAACTAATGCGGGTGATTTATCCACGTAAACATATGCCCAAAGATGTAAAGGAGGCTTTTGAAGATTATTGTATTGATAATTCAAAAAGCAATGATTCTTATGTTCATTGGAATGTTAACAAGGCTACAGAAGGTTTGAAGAAAAGTGAGTTTACACCTACGCCTGAATCAACAATCAATCGTTGGTTAGTTCGTAATGGTTTCGTATTGGGCGACATAGTTTTAATTCTCTATTCTTGGTAAAAATCATCAGCACTCACGCTGACCTCCAATATCATCTTTGCATATTTTGTGTGGGGTGATTGAAATTATAAAACATAGATTAAAAGGTAATAATGCCGAATTGGTGCAAAAATAGATTAACAGTCATTGGTCCATCTGAAAAAATAGTTGCTTTCATTTCAAAAGCTCATGGAGAGTATCACCATTTTACCCCAGGCAAATATAATCTTTTCAATGAGGAAAGCTTGAAAAAAATTCAAGGCGAAGATTACAAAACGCCTGAACAGAATCGTAAAGAAAACCCTCAACAGCTTTCTTTTCATCAGCTAATACCTATTCCAGATCATGTAATGGCTAAAGAGTATGATCCTTACGGTATTGATACAGAGCGTAGGTTATGGGGAGTTAAATGGGGATCATATGAATCTGAATTGATTTCATATAAAGATGGACAAGCGTTATATGAGTTTAATACTCCATGTGGTCCACCAAATACATTTTTAGAAAATGTATCATATGAATGGTCAGATTTGGGATTTGCATTATCATTTGTTGAAGAATACCCTACAAGGGGCAGGTTGCTTGCAAGAAATGGTAAAATTGCTATTGTAGCAAATGAACGGACGCCATTCAAAGGTTCTCGTAATATGTACTACACGTCTCACAACAAATGGGTTAAAACGCTATGAGATCTCCTGAAGAAACAATTATTAAATTGAATTTGACCATTGACAATCTTTTGGCTAGACCCAAAATGTTTGGGACGAACCAAGAAGCATTGTGGGTTCAAGTAAATCAAATTCTTGAAATTATTTCTTTTATTAGTGATAAAAAGCTAAATTGGTTTAGAGTGCATATTGATACGGATGCAACACTAGATCTATCTGAATCATCAATTGCATTGCCTGGCAGAAACCTAAGTGATGAAAAGTTCATGGAAGGTCTACGTATTATGAGAATGATTGCAAATAAACAAATGGAAGAGCACGATGGAAAAACTACCAACACCAAATGAAATTATGGCTCTAATAGCAGATATGATGCTAGAATCAGATGCGAAAGAATTTGGCTCATCAATCTGTCATGGACCTGGACCAGAGATTGTAATTGAGTTTCAAGACCCAAATGATGAGAATCGAAACTTAACAGAGTATCGTATTACGATTGAAAAGGTTAAATCATGATTGAAATCATTACTGGCAATCTATTAGACGCCAAAGAAAAATACATTTGTCATCAATGCAATTGTGTTTCTCATATGGCGGCTGGTGTTGCTAAAGCAATTTTTGATGAATTTACTTATTCTGATATTTATAGTCAACGAATCTCGTATGGAGTACCAGGAACCATTATTGTGAAGGGTAATGGTAAAAATGAAAGATTTGTAGTCAATATGTTAAGTCAGTATTATCCTGGTGGACCTAGACCAATAAATGCTGGTAACATCGAAGACGATGAACGTACTCGTCAAAAATTATTTAATAAATGTCTTATGGCTTTAGCGAAGATTACAGACCTGGAAAGTATTGCTTTTCCTCATCGTATAGGGTGTGGGTTGGCAGGTGGCGATTGGAATTGGTATAAAGGCACGTTGGATAATTTTGCTAATTATGTATACAAAATGCAGAATGCAAAAGTAGTTATCTATCAAAGGGAAGAAGATAAATAATGAAAAAGATGGATATGGAATTCTATTAGTTCTTTCAACTTATGAAGAAAACGACAGATAATTTAAGGCAAATGCAACAAACGCAAGAAGAAATGCATTGGCAATTCGGTGAACCTCAGGAGTTCCTTGATTTTGTTGATGCACTTAACGATACGCAAAATGGCTGGGTTAGTAGTAACTGTTGATATGACGATTAAATTTTATAAATCAAACCCTCCACATGGATATTTAAACAATTTTTATCCAGCTAGGATGTATATCTATGGTCGTTGGTGGGCTACAGTTGAACATGCCTATCAAGCTCAAAAGACATTAGTACTTGAAGAGTATGATGGAATTTGGCAAGCAAAGACCCCTCGTGAGTCTAGAGACCTTGGACAAAAGGTAACTATGCGAAATGATTGGGATACAATCAAATATGCTGTTATGAAGGATTGTGTAAGGGCTAAGTTTCTTCAGCATAGTACCATTAGAATGCAGTTACTTAATACTGGTGATGAAGATATTGTTGAAGACTCTCCAATTGATTATTATTGGGGATGCGGAGCCGATGGTACTGGCAAAAATATGTTAGGCAAGATTTTAGTAGAAATTAGAGAAGAACTAAGCGATGACGCGCCGTCTTTTTTATTAATTGCTGCCCCTTGCTTTTATCCTCAAAAAATGTAAGTTAGTGTAGAAACAGAAATATCAGGAGATTATTTTATGGCAAATCTAAATGATGTGGTTGAGTCGGTTGTTGCATCGTTCGTTAGCACTGGTGAGCTATTTACGGCTCTTGATGTAAGTAATAAGGTAAAAGAATCTTTACCATTTGCCAGGCATCGTGAGGTAAGGGGTTTAGTTCGAACGATGTTTGCACAGAGCATTGAGCCATCTGGCTACGCTAAAACTCCAATTACTGTTCGTCTTACTGATGGTACAACGGCAGAAGCAATCCTATATCACCCACTAGCTGATTCATGGGATCTAGATGTAAAATACAATACGCAGAAGCGTGAGCAAGCTGCGGCTCGTCCTGGTATGAATTCAGCTCCTGTAGTTGTTCAATCAGCCACTTCAACGGTTAAAGTTGATACAGATGGTTCAATTAAGATTGACGCTAATGCAGTCAGTCTTCCAATTGGCGTACCTACTGGTATTGATCCAAAACATGTTGCTTTTTGTGGTACGCATTATCCAGGGTTTGTTACACCTCCAGGTTTTGTAAAGCCAACAGTTCCATCTTCAATGCTACCAGACGCGCCAGTTGCAGCTACGCCCGTAACAGCCGTTGTTGTTAGTCCTTCAACAACTACAGTACCTGCAAAGAAACCAGCACCCAAGACAAGTGCCAAAGATCTTTGGGACAATCTATTCACTACCCCTTCACTATTTCCAAGGTCATAATGAAAATTAATCTAGTATCAAATATAGTATCTCTTGTTCGTCCAGGTGACGGAAGTGTTATTGTTGAGTTAAAAAGCTCAAAAGGTGATGTTGAAAAAGTATCTGTAAGCTCAAAAACAGCCGCACTTACTGGATCTCTAACTCTTAAAGGAATTGTTGCAAACCAGCTTAAGTTTGGTGATAAGTTCAGAGTTACAATCGAAATTCTTGATGATTCAGTAGAGGATAATCAATGAGTGGAGTATATGTCGTAACCGCTATTGAATATACTGCAAGCGCTATAAATGCTGATAATATTGGAGTAGAAGTTTTTGCCGGTTTTGAAGCAGCAAGGACAAGAGCTTTAGAGCTTCTCATTTTTGATTATAAACCATCATCCATTCACGATCCAGTTATGGAAGATTTGCTAGATGGTGAGGCTCAGTGGGTATTTGCAAGCACTAATACTGAGTCAGTTGTTATTACTTACAGAAATATTCCTGGATTTTCAAATGCTGTATTTTATGATGAATATGATCTGGCGCTAGGAAGTCTTCCAGGTGGATTTACTAACAGTAATAAGCCTATAACTATGGAATACTTGATTAAGTTTCCTCATGATGTAAAAAGTATTTATGAGTTATCAGATTTCCAAAAATGGGCTTTAACAGTAGCTAGAATTAGAAGATCTCCAAATTATAGTGTAACTCTTAACAGATTCAATATTATAAAGCAAAAAGAAGCCATATCGCATTTAGGAGTAAATCCTTACAATATGTCTGTTTTTGGTGACAAAATAATTGAAGTTGAATGTGTACCTATAGAAAACATTAGACTTATTTCAATGAGACAAGTTTAATATTTTTCGTGAATACCAGTTACATTGTCTTCATATAGTCTAGGCATAGGTTGAACTCCGGTAACATTATCGGAATTCAATCTTGCCTCATGAAAGTTATTGGCATATTCTGGTGGTGCAAGAACAGGATTTTGTTCAATAAATCTTTCAACATGTGATAATAAATCCTTAAGTTGATCAACTGAAATAACAATAACTTTTTGTTTCAAAGCATTCTTTACAAAGAAATCTATATTTTCAAGTTTAGCAATGGTTGAACGACTGGTCATGTACTCTATAAATCTTTGAACCCCACCATAAGCTTCTTTATCTGAAGCCGTTCTCATAATATTACGTAAATCAATATATAGGTCTTTCATTAACTCTGCTATAGCTTTAACAAACATATATTGTTTTTTGTCGGCATTTTTGCCCATATGGTCACGAATTTGGGTAAATGAATATAATTCACCACCTAAAGCGCTAATACATGATAATAATTTAGAATGAAACTCCATTACGAATTCATCCATCATTTCAGTTTGAGATTTGAAAGCGCCCTGTTCTTCGCCTAATGATAGTTTTTGATAGAATTTTTGAGCCAATTTTAGTATTTTTGCATGTGTCATATTAACCTAACAATAATATGAGAATATTCAATGGTTTGTGATATACTCTATGCAGATATAGAATTTTACTCATCGGTGGAAAAAATGTTAAAAATAGTTTCAATTTCAGATACTCATACCAAGCATGGTGCAATTGTTATGCCTCCAGGTGATGTATTGGTACATGCTGGCGATATTACAAACAAAGGGTCTATTAAAGATCTAACTAGTTTTACGACCTGGCTAAAGTTACAGTCATATAAACATAAAGTTGTTATTGCTGGTAATCATGATTTTTGTTTTGCGAATGCAAATCAAGTTATAGCTCGTACTCTTATTGAAGAAGCTGGTGCAGTATATCTTCAAGATTCAGAAGTTACGATTGATGGCGTGAAATTTTGGGGAAGCCCTTGGCAGCCTTTTTTTTATGATTGGGCATTCAATTTACATCGTGGTAAGCCTATTGCGGAAAAATGGGCTTTGATACCAGAAGACACCAATGTACTTATCACTCATGGTCCTCCAAAGAATGTTTTAGATATTGTTGAGAGTGATTGGGGGCATAGGGAGCATGTTGGTTGTGAAGACCTTTTACACCGATTAATCAGTCTTCCAAAACTAAAGGCTCATATTTTTGGTCATTTGCACCTTGGATATGGAGTTACAGGCGATAAAAATGGTATTCAGTTTGTGAATGCTTCTACCTGTACTGAGCGATACGAACCATTAAATAAACCAATTGTAATCGAGATTTAAGGAATCTGTAATATCACTACTGATATATAAATATCATAGGTGATTTGTGAAAATTGTACAATAAAAGAGAGTATCGAAAAATCTTGTAAAAAACTTTATGATAAAGCGCGTTACAAAAAAAATAGAGAAAAGATTCTAGCGAAACAAAAAGAATACGCATCTTATCATAAAAACGAAATAATTGAATATCATAAGAAATGGTATATAGAGAATAAATCTGTGTTGTTAGTAAGGCATAAATCATATAAAAAATGAAATATGCTATGGATATCATTTTTAGATTAAAAACAATATGTTCAAGCGCAATTTATCAAGCGATGAAAAGCTCTAAAAATGGATCTTCAATTTTAGATTATCTCTCGTATTCAATGCAAGAGTTAAAGCAGCATTTAGAAAATAATTTTGATGATAAAATGTCTTGGGATAATTATGGAGACTACTGGCAAATAGATCATATTATTCCACAAATCAGAAATGAATTTATGTGTGATAAATGTGATATTCTTATTGCATGTTATAATGGAGATGGTAGCGGTGAAACTTATAATTGTATACAATATGCCAAGAAAAATGGTAAAGAAATTATAATTATAGATCCAACAATTTGCAATCATCATATAAACTGAGTCAAAAGTATAAATAAGCGAATTATTTACATTTACCTGCGCCTTGACAAGGCTATTTAAGAAACTATAGTATGTGTGTCGCGAACAACTTTTTGGAGAATTTATAATGAAAAAAATTATGTGTGTACTTGTTTGTCTATTTGTTTCTGCTTGTGATTCGAATGTTTCAGTGAAGCTTGCTGATCCAGTTGTTGATGCTGGTCATGAAGGTTCTGCTGGTAGCGGTGGTGCTTCAGGTGAAGGCGGTCAATCAGGTTCTGGTGGGCAGGCTGGTTCTGGTGGGCAGGCTGGTTCTGGTGGTCAAGCTGGTTCAAGTGGTCAAGCTGGTTCTGGTGGTCATGGCGGCAAGTAAATAACAAAACTATCGGCGTGATACCATGACTATTATTAAAAAAGCCGCGGACTTGACAATCAGGGTAAAAGACTTTAATATGGTAGCAACGGACGAGAAGCTTCTAATGAAGCTTCGATCTTTAACGCTGCACAAATATTCTGGTATGAATCATGAACTTAATCAACTTCTGAAAATAATTAAGATTAGACCTGTTGATTGTAAAATAATTCTTGGTTATGTTAAAGATGAGTTAGTAGCTTGGTCTATGCTTTCAAAAGAGCAGAGCGAATATGCTTTCCCAAACTTTAACAATGGGTATAACGCCAGTAAGGGTGTTTTGTTTGAAGTATTCGTTGCACTTGCTCATAGACGTAAAGGAATCGCATCGATAATGATGAAGGTTGCTAGGCGTAAAGTGAATGGTACAAAACTTTGTATTGTTCCTTGGGATCATGCAAGTCAGGGTTTTTATGGTAAGTTTTCTAATTTCAACGTAGAAATCTTATAATAATCTAGGAATATGCTGATATATGAATCAGCATCATGTTACCATGGTGGAATGGCAGACACCGCAGTTTTAGAAGCTGCTGCCCGTTAGGGCGTGGGGGTTCAAGTCCCTCTGGTAACACCAATAGTTAAGAAAAATATATTAAAATAATGCTACCTTGATGGAAATGGCGAGACATGTGGGTCTAAGAAGCCCATGCCGAAAGGTGTGAGAGTTCGAATCTCTCAGGTAGTACCAAATTGATGAATATATCAATGCTAAGTGATAATGTAAATATGGTGTCGTGAGGGAGCTGGCGAACCCGATTGACTGTGAATCAATTTTTGACGGGATCAAAACCCGTACGACACCCCAATACCATGCCTCGTTCGTCTAATGGTAGGACAAAGCCCTTTCAAGGCTTGAACAGGAGATCGATACTCCTACGGGGTACCAAAGTAAGGTGCGGCTATTAGCTGTGCCTCGTGTTTGATAAAGATTTCTCTTTATATGGTCCTATCGACTACTGGCTAGGTCGAGATCCTCTCAAGGTCTAGGAATGAGATCGATACTCATTATGATCACCATTTCAGAAAGATACATAACCCAAAGTAAATGCAAAAACAAAATACACAAAACAGAATCCGTATAAATAATTTCATTCGTGTACCACAAGTAAGAGTAATTAATGCAGAAGGTTTATCATTAGGTGTCATGACAGCTAATGAAGCTTTAAAACTAGCCAGAGAGCAAAATTTGGATTTAATTGAAATTAATCCAAAAGCATCTCCGCCAGTTTGCAAGATAGTAGATTTTGGTAAGTATAAGTATGAAGAGAAAAAGAAGCTTTCTGAAGCTAAGAAAAATCAGAAAGTATCTGAGTTAAAAGAAATCTCATTCAGACCAAACACTGATGATGGTGACTTAAACCACAAATTAGAATCTGCTAGACAGTTTCTAACTGATGGCGATAAAGTGAAATTCACAGTCAAGTTTCGTGGAAGAGAAATTACTCACCCTAAAGTTGGTGAGGATAAACTCAGATGGATTCTAAAAGAGTTATCTACTCTAATAGCATTTCATACACCACTTTCTTTAGAAGGAAAAGTGATGTCTGTAATGATTAACCCAAAAACATAAATAATTACATAGCATATTTCAGTATGCTATTATGCCCCTAGAAGCGGCTCTTCTCGTTAGTCTTCTAAACTGACTATCGTGGTTCGACTCCACGTAGGGGTGCCATTACATTCATATATTTTATATGCCCTCGTAGCATAACTGGATAATGCTCTTGACTACGAATCAAACGATTGCAGGTTCAAATCCTGCCGAGGGTACCATCATTCTTTATTAGGAAATTACATTATGATCGTTAAACTTGGCGAACAGCAAGAATTTGTATTCAGTCAAAAAGCCATTGAAAATATTAATCGTTTGTTGAAATTGCTTAAAACTAGATTAGCTTGCAGTTCTACGAAAAATCTTAATGGAACAACATCCATTGATACCTCTATATAATCTACTGATACACTAGTACATTTTTTAGTTTTATCATTAAGCGACTTTAATCAAACGCCTCAATTTACATCGTTTGATTTTGAGTGCTATAAATTTGTAGATGTATTTGCTGAATCATTGGTTGAAGGGGCTACATTAAAAGCATTGGCTTCACAAGCTTTGATTGAGCGTGGAAGAGAATTTGCTCTATCAGATAGCGGTATTTCATTTATACCACCAGCCATATCTGAACTTCTTCAAACGCAATTCCAATCTGTCATTTCATTTCACAATGAAAAAAATTAGAGAAATTAAAAAAGAAATTCATGAATTTGATTATGAAGATTTTGATGATGAAGAAGAGATCGAATAAATGCTCAAATTAGTATTAGTATTTTTAGCCGCAATCGTAGTCGATTGGATCTGGGCAGAATTATTTACACTGCAAAGAAGGAGGCTGTAAAGTCTGCCTTCTTTTCTAGTTTAATAGTTCTGGTTGGAGCCTTTATGACGCTATCATACCTAGAAGATCATCGAGCCATTGTTTCAATGTCTATTGGTGCTTTTATAGTAACATATATTTCAGTTTCTCGCAGTAAGAAGCAAGACAGTAAATGAAGGTACGCCCTTTTGAAGTAGATGATTAAGATGGTTATACTAAGCAAACTCTTGCCTGGCAAAAAACGTGCCAGATGCTTAGTCGTATGTACACTTTCGCGTTAGTAACGGTGTCAATTCATATGACACGCCCACCCCATAATGGTAGACTCAATCCTGACATGTAGGTTAGGTTTGTTTCGCCATCCCACGCGCTCGCCGCAAGGAATTTCGACAATGACGTTGTTAGTGCAAAATGATTCGCTATTCGTGAATACGAAAGAAACGTTACTATCCGCAATGGTAGAAGTTTATGTTAGTTCAAAATACAAGGAAAATTGAATGCCCCGACCTGATTTTATTACAGAAGAAGATATCGCCCGTTGGTCCTACAACATCGATAATGATGATAATTTGCCAAAAGAATTTGTGAATTCACCTCTGATTAGAGAGGTTTGTTATGCAGGGCTTTGGTTGAGTGAAGAGTTGGATAAGGCAGATTGCCCAGAATCTATCGTAACCAGGATTCAGTATACTGCTGGAAAGATTGCTTTCGGTAGAGATATCTGGGATGTTCATCAGGGTATTCTTGCGAAGTACAAGACTGGTGAGTTGGTTTTTGAGGATGAGGAAGAAGAGACTGTAGCATCTATGCGACAGATGAACTAAATGGAAAATCAAAAGGAATATCTATATAGATTAGTACTTGCTCAAACTTGTTTGTGGTGTCAACATAAAGATGAAGTCTTATGGTCACCACCGCAACTTGAACAAAGTGGACAGCCCCAAAACCTACCTGGACACATAACACTATTCATACCTGGACACATAACACGATTCAAATACAAATGTCAACTATGTGGAGAAACATCTGGATATGTTGAATATCATTTTTATTCTGATGGATATAGCTCATCGAGAACTGTATTTATTACTATAAAAGAGTATGCATTAATTTTCAATGGGAATAATACTATTAGTTTTAGTAAAGGGAAAGGTATTCCTAGAGTAGATATTCCCAATGTCATTTTACCATTACACGATCAAGATTCTACGCTAAAGAAAATACAAATCTATTTGCTATTTTCATAAAAAGAGCCTCGCATATTAAAAAAGATTATGCGGGGCTTGACTATTAAAGATTCATAATTATTATCTAAAAGTACCCGGAGAGAAAACAAATATGTCAACACCACAGCAGATGGCAAGTTCAGATTTCAATTTACAGAAACTATCAACCAAAGACTTATCAACTCATGTAAAAGGTTGTATCCAAATTGGCGGCAATATCGCCATCTTTGGTCGTAGAGGTACTGGTAAGACTGAAATCTCTAAGCAAGAGATTAAAGAAGCTAAAATGAAGGAAGTCTATATGAATCTTTCAGTTTATGAAAGAACAGATATGGGCGGTTATCCTAACATCATGACGGCAGATCCAGATAGGAAATATGTAGGCTTCCTACTTCCAGCCTTCTATGAATATATGATTGAAGGTAATATTCCTGTTGTTGCATTACTTGACGAGGTTGATAAGGCAGATCCAAGTCTTTGGGCACCTCTTCTAGAGTTCACTCAGTTTCATACGATTGGTGGTCGTGCTCTACCAAATCTAAAAGCAATCATTATGACTGGTAACCTTATTTCAGAAGGTGGTTCGCGCCCTAGTTTACCTCTTCTAGATAGGTCTGAGAAATATTTTGTTGAAGCTGATGCTGCTTCATGGTTGGAGTGGGCTGGTAAAACTGGTGGAATTCACCCTTCCATTACTGCATATATTACTGATCATCCAAAAGATCTATTTGGCGCTGTAGATCCAGAGGATCGTTATGCTGACCCATCACCCCGTGGTTGGGATCGGGCATCAGGGATTCTTTATGCTGGTGAAGCACTTGGTTGGTCATCAGATATGCTAAATATGAAGGTTTGTGGTTGTATTGGTAAAGATGCTGGTATTAAGTACAGCAATTACTATGAGCATTACCAGAACCTTCTTCCAATGATTGAGGATATCTACAATGGCAAGGATGTATCTGCTAAGTACTCAACCTTAGAACCAACAAAAAAGTTAGTTGCTTGTATGATCGTTTGTGCCCGTCTAGCTACTCAGCTTGACCAAAGCAAACCAACTGATCAAGTTACTTCTCTCAAACATGTAGGTGTATTCTTACAGAAGGTATCTTACGAGAATGTTCTTGTTACTGTAAGAAGCCAGATTCAAATTGAGCGTATCGTTCGATTCAATCTAGATGAGCATCCAGATTGGGAGCAGCTACTTGCAAAAATCAACAAGAAAGTGTCATCTTAATACTATATTGCTGCGGATATATAAGTAATTGGAGTCTAAATGAAATTTTCCAAAGTAATAGGTAAGGTTGATCAAAAACTAGTAGAACAGGCTGAAGATAAATTATCCCAGGTATTTCTTGAACTAGGTACTCGATATACAAACGAGCATGTAGGAACTGGAATGGGTGGTGATCCGCTTATCTTCGGATTGATGTATCCTGTAGAGCATGTTTGTACAATGAATATTCCTACTGCCGCTACTGACGGCAAGAGGTACTACTGGAACCCAAAATTTGTACTAAAACAAAGCAAGATTGGTTTGCGTATAGTTTGTGGGCATGAAGCTTGGCACGCTCTTTATATGCATCCTCAACGCAGAGGTTCACGACTTCCTAAGCTATGGAATATTGCTGTTGACTATATAGTTAATGGTACTGTCATGGATGACTTCAAAGCTAGGAAAATGGATGCTGCTGAAACATTTACCAAACATCTTGGTAAATATATGACTCTTCCACAACTGGCTTTGTTATACAAAGACCCTTTCAGTAAAATCAAAGGGTTTGAGGATATGAATCCTTATGATGCTGATGACACAGAAGCAAAACTTCCAAGTGCTGATGAAGATAGGGATTTAACTGTTGAGGAACAGAAAGAGTTAGAACGTAGAGCTAAGAAGACTAAATTCTTCTATGCTGATCCAAATATTGATGAAGAGATGCGTAGACCTGAAAAGATTTACGATATGCTTTATCAGATTCTTCCAAAGTGCCCTAAATGTGGTCGAGTTGGTATTTACAACCCTCCACAAAAAAAGAAGGATAAAAAGGAAAAGCAAAAGAGTAAGGATAAAGAAGAGAAGAACAGTGATCAGGGTGGAGATAAGTCTGAATCTGGAAAAGGTAAAGATAAGTCAGATAAACATGATCATGGCAATGGTGATCAACCATGTGATTGTCCTGGTGACCACCCTGGCGAAGGTCAAGGTGATGGAGAAGGTGATGGTTGTGGAAGTGGTGGCGGTTGTGGGGGCGGCATTGATGTGTTCGGGCTCGGCGGCACCTTAGACGATCATATGGATACAACTGAAAGTGAAGAGAAGCTTGCTAAGAGAGTTTCTGATGCTATGGAAGCTGCTAAGAAAATGGCAGGTCATGTTCCAGCAGCATTGGAAGATGAACTTGGCAAGTTAACTGCACCAAAAGTAACTTGGCAAGACATTATTAGAATTAGACTATTAAAAGCTAGGGCTGGTAATGGTCGTAATGATTGGACTCGTTTCAGAAGTCGTCCAATGTTCAGCGGATTACTAATACCAAAACGTAAAAATTACTTTGCTCATTTTGGTTGTTTACTTGATACTAGCGGCTCTATGGGTAAGGAAGATATGGCTTTAGGGCTATCTCAGCTTGCTGCTCTAGATGAGCGTTCAGAAGGAACAATCGTCCCTGCTGATGCTACTATCTATTGGGATAAAGCCACTAAGATTAAAAAAGCTAATGCTGAAGAACTTTCTAAAGTTAAAGTAGTTGGTCGTGGTGGAACTAAGTTTGCTGAATTCTTCACTGATCATGAAGAAAATATTGGTAAATGTGATTTCTTAATCATGATTACTGATGGTTACTTGCTTGATTCTGATATTGCTGAAATGAAAAATCCAGGTATTGAAGTAATTTGGTTGATTACTAGTCATAGTGCTTTTAATCCACCATTTGGTCGTGCCTTCGATCTTCATTCTAGCTAAACAATAATTGCATTGGTTAATTCCAATGCAATTATCTATAATAAGCCATACTGAAATGACTCAACTAGTTATTATAAATATTGTGCTTACTATCGGATTGTATTTTAACATTTCAAAAAAGCCGGAATAAACCTTCATGGTAAAACCATTTACTATTGCAACCCCACGTTATCATATCAGAAATACGAAAGGTTACATATTTAACGTTTTCAAACGTAAAACAAATGCCATCGCTGCCGCAATCGAAATGGCAACTGAACATCCTGGTAATACATTTATCGTATCCAAAACTGTAAATGGTAAACAAAAAAACATTTTTACTATGACCATTGATATTCAATCTGATCTTATAGATTTCCCAGAGATTTATGAGAGTATAATCAAAATCTTTCAAAAGAAGGTTGCTC